TTTGCGTGTCCTAAGATAACATTAAAGTTACCGTACTTAAATCTGAAGTGTTCGTCTATTTGTGGCATTCCTAACCTTAAACCTTCTTTTATTTTGCCTGACCTTATTAGTCTAATTTTTTCAATTTCGTTTTTAAACTCTACTATCATTGTGTGTTATTAAAAAAGGGGACACTGTTAAGCATCCCCATCTTGATTAAAACGGTAAGTCACTAGACTCACGATCTGGTGAGTGATCTTTAGCTGTTACCTTTGAATTATTTGGCTGAAAATCGTTGATCTCTCCATAGATCTTACTACTGTCTTTCATAGATCGTTTTAAATCTAATCTGAAGTAGCCTTTCCCATCTACTTTATCTTTATTTGTTTCGAGAAATTCTTTAAAGCTGTCAACGTGGAATGCAAGTCTTGAAACTATAAACTCACGTTGTTTGGCTGTACTAGCGTCTGACGCATATAAGCCTTTTACATATTTATCCATTGTATACAAATTCTTCTATCATTCTTGCTAAGTTCAGTACATCTTGCTCGTCTGCATTTTTATTTGAGTAAAAGTGTGCTGCACTCGAGGCTGAACTCTGTCTTATAATCAATTTCTGTACGTCATCTTTGTTTGACTGTACGTTTTTTGTATTAAATACCTGTGGGCCAAATTGAGTATCACGTACTAACTTAGCTGTGCCTTGTTGTTGATTCTTGATCTCATACGTAATATCATCTCCTACGGATTTTTTAAAGTTTCCTTTAGCGAGGAATATCCACTTCTCCCCATTTGCCATAGTTACGTCCCACCTCGTGTATTCTAAATAAGTTGGCTGCTGACGATTTTGTTCTATGAACGTAATCTTACTTGTCTTTTGCATAGTCTTCTAATTGTGTTGTTAATACTTCTAATTTTGCTTTTAACTCTTGTACCTTACCTCGTAAGGTTTCTGTTTCTGTATTACGTAAGCGTAATAAGTCTTCTAAGTGTGTCATCGATTTTTTGTGTGTGTGTTCTACGTGCTAGCTCTAGCTTTGCTGAATTACGTACAGATTCTGTACTACCATTAAACATCCTATTACGGAGTTGTTTGTCTGTTAAGGATTTCATCCTGTGTTTTACTAGTTTTATCATACTGTGTTATTTTGAATTTAAGTAAAGTTATGAAATTTTTTTGATAAATGCAAGAGTAAAAAAAAACACCCCTAAAAAAAAAGGGGTGCAAACTTTAAATATAATGATAAACGCACAACTAGTACGCTAAAAAGAGAATTACTAATATAGCGGTTTTGTTATATATATGCAAGAAAAAAGAGGGATATATTTAATACACCCCCCTTACCTTCAAGAATAACACACAATTAGAAATGTAATTGCACCCCTAAATTACTACTTCTCTAAGACTTTGACAAGTTCTTGATACTTTTTTATCATTTCTTCTATTTCTAAGCTAGAAAACTTTTGTACTTGCATTGACTTTTGGTGCAAACGTTCTGATAATTCTGAGCCTAAATACAACGAATACTTGTACTGTTCACCTGCCCTGTATACATTACAAGCTAAACACTGGACAGCTACATTATTTTGATCCCATCTAGTCGAATAGTGTTTACGACTCATAAAGTGTCCGCACTGCATAGACTTCCAATGGTCTACCTTACCACAAGTCACACATTTACAAAAGCCTTTATGGTCTGCTGACTTTAAACGTATGTACCTGCTAAACACTATATCTAGTTTCTTAACTAACTTGGACCGTGTTGGTTTTTTGGAATTTTTAGGCATAGTCTTAGGTCGTTTCAAAAATTGTACTATTTTTTACTATAATACTGTATTACATATAATACTGTATTAATAATACTAATATAATACTTAATACTGTATTGTGTATTATTTATGTAGTTTGTTACCAAATACTTTTTCTGCACCTCTACTGCCAAAGTAACCAAAGAAGACAATCTGAAGTAAATCCTTGACTACTTCAAGTTCCTGTAATTGAAATGCCCAACCTATTACAAATGCTACTGTTAAAAATGCTAATGTAAGTGGTCTGACGTTTTGAGATAACCAACTATTAGACTGAGCATCTGCAACCCAACGTTTTGTAATACCGTCAAACTCGTGTATTTCTTGATCTAGTTTGCGTAAGGCGATTTGTTTATCAGCATCTGACATTTCAGAACCACCAATAAGGGTCCTAACGACATTACCAATAGGGGTATCATTAGCAAGGCTGCCAACAACTGAAGGAATTTTAGAAAGTAAAAACTGACCAACTTTTGTGTCTTTAAATTTTTTTTTTTGACTCATATTAACTATACAACCACACTGCGTTATTTTTATCAGGGTCGTTATCTACGTGTATAAATGTACTAGCTATACCAATGCGTCTAAATCCTGCTAAAACTAGTGCGTTGATAATCCTTTCCCTGTTATGAGAATCTAAACAACCAATATCTGCTGCGTACCCATACAGGTGCGATGAACCTTTTCCTTTAGCTGAAGGTAAACTTCCACCTACTTTTTCATTTCTTTCTGCTGTTCTAAACCCACTTGTAATATGAAAGGGGATCCCTGCAATACCACGTGCATTATCAAGCATACGTAAAAACTGCTTGTCCATATTAACACCACTGCCTATATGGTCTGGAGAGTCAAACTCTGATAATTCAAAATGTAACATATTACTTTTTTAAAATACTTTTAAATGCTTCACTACCTGCTTTAATGATTTCTTGCTGTAATGTAATCATTTGAGATTCGTAAGCATCTTTTTGCTCTACTAATGTTTCTATTTGCTTTTGCTGTGATTCTACTTTTGTAGTAAGGTCTGCAACCTCATCTGGATTTCTACCAATGATAGCATAGATAACTACACTTAAACTACCGACTATCATTCCTACAATAGAAACAATAATATCTTTGTTTTCATTTGGTATTGTATTGTTGGCTAAGTACAACAACAGGAAAATAACTAAGATAAAAATACCTGCTGCGCCTGAATAATGTACTATGTCTTTCTTTTTCATTTTATCTGCTTGTATATTTTAGTTAGTGTGTAAATTATAGTCAACACTAGCACTACGGTTTGTAATACAGGGTTAATGTTGTTTACTGTGCTAAACATTATTGCTCCTAAATTTAGTCCGTATATGCGTAGGTCTTGTAGCATTATTCAGTTGGTGGGGGTGTACCACAGTTTATCCATTGTTGATTATCTTCATCCCAATCACAAGCAGTACCATCTGTAGGGTGTGCAACAGGTGCTTCCCATTGACAAGTGGTTTCATTAAGTAACCAACTATCATAAGGCTTTAAAGGTATAAAAGCGTCTAAATCTTCTCTATACTCGTACCCAATACCTGCAAAGTTTTTTCTAAAATTAGCGTTGTATGAAGTTTGCTTCCACGTTGACGTGCCTAGTGTAGAATTAAGAAATTTTTTACCCTTTAGTTCACTTTCTGTACCGTCTGCTTTTAACAAAACAGAATTATCTAGAACTAGTACTCGTGTGACTATATTATTTGAATCTATTTCTGCAAAATGTGCCATATTAGTTAAGTCTTATGAAGCCTCCTGTTGAGTGCAATTGATAATATTTGTAACTTCCGTGAGTATATGCGCTTGTGCCTGAATAAGATACAGAAATTGAGCTATCTACTTTTACTATTATACTTCCAGAGTTTCCTCCACCGCCTTGCCAACGACCACCTGTCCCTCTTCTTGCTTCTTGATCTTGTCCTGCCGTATTTCTTCCTGTCTGAGCAGTAGTACCATCTCCGTTTAGTCCTTCGCTATACGGGTAGCCTCCAGACCTAGCACCTCCACCGAAGGCGTACATTTGAGTAGACGCTGCTAAAAGGTTTATTCCTGCTCCACCATTTATACCGCTACCTGCAGCAGAGTAGCCACCGCCACCTGCGGAATAATTACCTCCTTGACTGTTTGCTCCATTATTACCTTGTCCTGATGTTGCTGTACCGCCAGATCCTGAACCTGCACCACCACCACCTGATCCACCGTTTCCACCATTTTGGCTGCTCGCTCCACCACCATATCCACCACCAATAGCGGTTAGAGTTCCTAGCGTTGTTGACGAAAAAACAGTATTATTTCCTGCATTACCTCGTTGGTTAGATGAGGACTGATAAGCACCTCCTGCTCCAATAGCTGATGCGGTTAATGTTTCACCTGCAGGTATAATAGCGGTGTTAGTTATAATACCACCACCACCACCGCCACCAAATTTAGTACCGAAGGAATCATCACGACCTGCACCACCGCCGCCTGCGATAACCCAATATTCTATATCGTATCCTGAAGCGCCGCCTAATGGAAAAAATCTTTTTCTAAAACCCATAATTTATGTTTTATGTTTGTACTTTATGGTGTGAAATCTACTGCGAATTGAGCAACTGAATAAGCTAATTTTGCATTACTGTCAACATCGTCTAAACAAGTTACTTGAATAATGTTATATGCAGTTGTGTCAAATTCACCCGAACCTACTCTATAAAATGTGTCAGTAGTAAAACCCGAATTTAACGTTAAAGACGCGCTTCCTGAAATTGCGTAAAATATAATGTCTACTGACTGTCCTTTTTTAATACCACTTAAAGTAAGAGTAGCTGTACCCATAGCACCTGTAAGTTGAAAAGTACTAGCGCTAGAACAATCTAAAGTTTGACTTGTTGTAGTAGAACTAGATGCTATACCTTTGTATCTATTCGCTAATTGAGCTTGATCTACAACGTCATTAGAAATGGTTAATGCTGTTGAACCTGTTACATCGCCTGTATGTGTAGCGTTTGTTACTTTAGCTGTGTTTGCTGTAATTTCTGTGTTGATCGAATTAGCTAACTTATCTGCTGTTACTGCATCGTCAGCAATATTTGCTGTATCAACAAAGCTATTACCGTACACCTCGTCAAAGTTGTCGTTGATCATATCAAAAGCCTCACGTAAGGGTGTACCTGTCGAATCGTTCGCTTCTGAACCTAAAAATACTGTTTGTTTTGCCATTTTTTTATACTAATGATTTATCTGCTTTTAAAATTGCACTATCTGCTTTATATCTTGTATCGTCTGATGTTATTGCTAACGTTTCTATTTGTCCTGCTATTAAGCTACTCAAAAAGCAGTCGGGTGAACTTACTGCGGGTATTGATTCTGCAATAGTATTATCCTCATCACCGAATTCTGTGTAACAATATATGAATCCCCAGTTAATACTATTTGCCATTTTTTACTTTTTTTAAGTATGTCTTAAGTTTCTCAACGTTGACTACTTTCGGTTTATATGTTTTTACAGTACCCATCCTTGATATGTTGCGTCTTTGTCAGGATAAACATCCTCATTATTGTTTGTGTTATATTCAGGATACTTGCCTATATTATATGTAACGTAATCTATCATTCTTCTTGTATAAAACTCTGCAAAATCTCTTTGCTTGTTTACTAAGTAGTCTATTTCGTTTTTTTCTACTGACTCACTATTCTCACTGTTATGTTTAAAAACACCACCATTTTTCACTTGATATGCAGCAAACGGCAAGTAATCTGACATAGCATAGTGGATCAACATTGGCTGTACGTACTTATTCACGAGTGTTAAGTAATCGCCCGTTAAAGTGTCTGCAATTATGTCTGCTGAAATTTTATCGTACAAATCTGTGCCTAGATAGTTTTGTATATGTATCTCCTGTGCTATCTTAACGAATTGTATAAACTTATCTGTATCTACATTACCGTCAATGATAGTGTTCTTTACTAAGTCAGTACGTGATATGAATAGTGCTGTAGCCATTACTTCTTACGTGGTTTTAAAAAGCCTTGATTGGGCATATCTTTCGGCTTTATTGATACTTCTTTTGGGTTTCGTACTCTTACTCCTTCCTTTTCTGCCTGTGTTGTGCTTGTTTTAGGTGCTAGAGGACTTTTAGTATCTCCTTGACCTTTTGGTAATCCTGTAAATCTAAACGTTTTACGTACCCATTTATGGTGACATCCACCACCACCTTTAAACTTGAAAATTGAATACGTATCTGTACCATTCGGACCCCATCCTGCATTAACAGACATTTTATCCATTTTTAGAATGTCTTCCTTTCTGTACAACTTGTTAGCGGAAACCATTTTTTTACAAAACTCTCTGCTGTTTGCACTTACTGTACTGGGTGAATATTGGTAACGAACTTTAAACTGCTTACCGTCTATGTACTTATCATCTTTGGACTTATCGTTAGGACGTGCTGTACCTGTACTCGCTAAACCTATCATTTTGTCTAACTTATCTTCCATATCATAGTCTACATCCATTTCGTCTACTAGTTCCCAACCTTCAAGGTTGTTTTCTGATTCACCCAGTTCTATCAACTCTAGTGCTACAGATTCAATATCAGGGTCTTTAGACAAGTCAGTTTTTAGACCTTGCTTTATACCTGTTTCTTCTTCTATAGTATCGTCATCTACTTGGTCTTCTTTACCTTTTAAATCGGTGAACTCAAGTGGCTGCAGTGTTTTAAAATACAAGTTTAACGTAATACTGTTAAACGCCAAGATTTGCTCCAAGGCATCTATGATTAACTGCTGAAATGGTCTTACTACTACGTTATCAGTAAGTGTTGATGCTGTACGTAATTCGTCTGCATTGTTTCCTAATCCCGTCTGGTCTTTGATCCCAAACAACATAGGTGATACAATCCTGTGACTAACGAGAATCTTTTTGCTTGATTCGTCAGATAGGAATTGGTACTGATTGTGTGCGTCCGAGAGTTGGACAGGCTCGATGTTCGCTTGTGCATCGGTGTTATCATTAAATGCTAAAATAAATTTACCTGCATTACTTGATCCAGAAAACTTTTCGTAGATACGTCTTTCAATCAAACTGCGTTCTTCCTCGTTCGGAATACCGTTGTTAAAGTTGATCAACATACTAGGTGCAAGACCGTTCTTAATATTGTTTAGATGGTAGTTTGCTATTTCTTCTTCTAATTCTGCATACTGTAAGCCACCTTGATAATCTACAGGACTGTAATAATAGTAACCTGTTTTGTAAGGCTTAATACAGTATATTTCTATAGGTTCTTTGCTAGTACCGAAAGCGGGTATTCTTTTAGGGTTGTCGCTAGGCTTAATATTTTTCCAATCTTTATGGTAGTAATATCCTTCTATATCACCTTTGTCGTTACATTTTTCTAGCCTTAATGTTTCTATAGGGAAGTGTTCTACTTGTGCTATTTTCGTTCTGTCTTTACTGTAGATAATCTGCACTGTAGCTTGTCCCATTAACTTGAGGTCAAATACTACCTTTCTCATACAGTCTTTATGAAACAACGACTTCATTTGTGCAAACTGATCAGGTCTGCGACTTGCATCAGTAGCATCTAAGCCTTTACCGTATATCATTTCTGCCATACCGTTTATAATAGCGTTGTTAGTGGCACTACCATTGTACCTGTCTATGAGGTACTGAAAATAGTTATTATCATCTCCGTACTCTACCCACTCACGGTGTTTGCGTTCAACTATTCGTGGTGCTGAATACGAAGCTAGGTTTACTATTCTTACATCTTTCATAATACTATAAAGTCGTTATCGTAGGAAGTGTCACTTGTGTACAAATCCTTGTTTACTGTGTAATAATCGTTACTTGATTGCACAACTGTTTGTGCTGTACAGAATATTTTATCACGATACACTACTGTTCCGTCCGCTTTAGTCAGTAACATATCATAATACCTGCCTTCTTTAAGTGCGAAAGCCTGT